GTCACGCCCGAGTTGTCCATCATCTGACGCCATGCCGCATTCAGCACGCGCTGCTGCGCGCGCATGAGGTATGGCACGCCATAACCCCACACGCTACCTGCCACCTTCTCCCAGACAAAAAAGTCATAAGGCAGGTCGCCGCCTTCCAATGGATTCAGGAACGCCTTGACCACAGTGCTGTTGATCATCACGACGCATGCGCTGATGCTGCGCAGCTCGTCCTTCTCGCCGATGTTGACTCCGGTGGCTTCCAGGTCTTCGTGCTCGACCTCGCCCCAGTAGGTCCACATCTCGTAGACGTCGCGTGCGATGTCGCGCTGGTCTTCGTCCTTCAGCTCCTGGAAGGTGGCCGACTTCTTCGGCCCTTCTTCCAGCACCTTGCGGAGCTGGGCCTTCATAAAGCCTGGCTGCTTGGCCAGCTCACGCACCTGGCGGGCGGTGAGCTGCTCACGCTCGTAGATGCCCTTGCCGTTGTGGATGCTGTCGCCGCAACCTGGGTCGGGCCAGACGTTGCGTGGGTCCACGCTGAACGACGCTGGCTTGATCTCTTCGACGATCTCCAAGGTGTGAATCTGATTGCCCTGCGTGTCCTTGTACGGCTGCCAGGCTTTGCGTGTGCGGTTGGTGACGATGGGGCCTTTGATCACGCCTGTGCCCATCACTGCCGCGCTGTGGATCACTTTGCGCACTTCGGCGTTGTAGTCGCACTCGGTGAGCTGGTCGTCGATCTCCAACTGCATTGCCTCGGCCTTTTTGCGTGCCACATCCATGGCAGCACGCGCGATGTCTTTCATGCGCAGCGGCTCGCCGGTGTCGGGGTTTACCAGCGGCTCGCCTGTCTCCTTGTCACCCGCCATTTGCGTATCCCGCGCCATGGTCATCAGCTCAGGCTTAGGTGTGGGCTGGATACCCCAATTGCGGTCGTCGGTGGGCAGCAGGATGTCGGCAAGGCGGGCCTCTGCCGCGTTGGACTTCTGCCGTGTCAGGCCGATGTAGACGGTTGACCGGTGAGGCTTGGCCTGCTGCGTGGTGACGGGGTAGCCCTGCTCCACGCTGGTCATCATCTGGCTGGCGGCCTTGTTGATGTTGTCCTTGGCGTTGTACTGGTCCTCGTCTTCGAGCCACCGCTTGTCCACGCCGTAGCTGTAGCGCGAACGAATCCACTCGTCCCGCTGGTGGGCCATGTTGGTGCCAAAGGTTTGCAGCTTCTCCTCCAGGCGAGCCTGGGCGGCTTGTTTTTCTTCTTCGGCTATCGGGTCTTGCATCATGGGTTTTTCCTCATCATCTGATTGCCGATGAGCCCGCCTGTCGGCTGTTGCTCACCCGGACCTGGTGGGCGCATCGACGTGCGACCCAATGCGCCGGGGGCGACCTGGCTGCCTGGTTGCGCCGGGCCAGGGCCTCGGATTTGCCCGGCCATCGTGGGGTCTTGCGTGGCGACCACGGACATGCCTTGGGTCATGCCGGGCATCTTGCTGGCCAGGGGCGCAGGCTTCGTGCTGACGTCGATGGTTGGTTTCAGGGTGGCCACGTTATCGGCCCCCCGCCGCCATCTGATCCCAGGCGGCTTGATTGATTTTGGGTAGCTGCGATTTGTGCGCTTCGGCCAATTGGGCCACCCTGGCATATCGCGGGTCTTTGCGCATCGCGTCTACGTTTGTGCCGTACTGGCTAACCAGCTCATCATTGAGAGCTTGTAGCTCAATTACGGAATCAGGCGCGGCTTGCTGTTGCTGCGGCGGCGCTCCGGCAGGCGCGACTTTTGCAGCCGCAGTCGGACCGGCTTTTTGCTTTTCGGCTGCTGCAATTTGAGCCATGAGCTGACCAACTAAGCCAAACCCACCGCTGTCGCCGGGGCCTGCGCCGGGGCTGGCAATTCCGCTACCTGAGAGAAAACCCATGATTCTTTCCTTTTAATACCCAGTGACTTCGTCGAAAACGCCGAATGGCGTGGCGGTTGGTAGGCGGTTGGTCCGAATGCGGGCTTCGGCCTCTTCCTGTGTTTTGGCCATGCGGCGCATCATCATTGCGTACCTGGTAGCCGACATCAGGTCGTCGGTCAGCTTGACGACCATGCCGTCTTTGCGGTGGTACAGGCGGAACTCCTCAAACCAGTCTTCCAGGTGGGAGAACACGCGCAGGCGCATGGTCTGCATGCGTGTCAGCATCTCGGACAGCCCGGCCTCCACGCCGTTGCTGCCGTCCTCGAACGTGGCTTTGTCCTTCAGCAGGTTGAGCCCCTGGTCGCGGTACTGCTTGGCCAACTGCTCGCCCGATCCGCCCTTGTCACGTTGCAAGCCGTCATGCGGCCAGGCGATTGGCACCCAGTCTCCCCTGGCCCGAATAGCCATGGCGTGGCCAGCGATGCCGGGCTCACTCTTGCGGTACGTGTCGGTGATGTAGATCGTGTCGCTGTCGCGGTCCCATGCCAGCCAGACGGCAGCGGTTGGGTGGTCCACGCCAAAGTCGATGCCGGTGATGCGCGGCCAGTGCGGTGGGATCGGGAAGGCGCGCACCTTGATCGCCTCTTCGGCAACGGGGAACACGCGGCCACTGCCCAGGATTGGAATGCCCTTTGCCCGGGCCTCGCGTTCGTGCTCTGGGTAGCTGGCGATGATGGCTTCGCGCTGCTCGTCCGAGTAGTGCTCCGCGTCATAGATCGTCATGCTGGTGACGTTGGACCCGGCAGGCTTGTCGATCAAAAACCGCTTGACCACATCGGACATGCCCAGCAGTGGCGTGAAGGTGACGAACACCTGGCCGCCGGTTGCCTGGGTACGTGTCAGGCCCTCGGAGTAGATCGACAGCGGCGGCTCTTCGTCAAACCAGACGAAGTCCACGGTGTCGGCCTGCCACTTCGTGCGGCCCTGGTCGTAGCTGTTGAACTGGATCACCGAGTCCTCGCCGCACTCATGGCGGACCACCACGCTGGATACGGCATCGGGCACGCCCTGCTTCATCGACGTATCGCGGATGCAGTCGTGCGGGATCGCGCCAGTGCCCCATTCGTCGCGCATCTCGGGCGGCCCCAGCAGCAGGCGCTGCACCCCTTTGCGTGTCAGCTCGGCAGACTCGGAGCCCACCATCGACCTGGTGGCATAGGGGAAGCGTTTGCCCTTCCACCAGGACGGGTACCGGCCCGTGGCGTGCATGGCGACCTCGAAGGCTCCCGCCCAGGTCTTGCCGAGCTGGTTGCCTGCCATGAAGAGCCGTTCGCGGAATGACGCGCCAGCGGTGTGGAACTCGACTTGCTTGGCATATGCCGAGTAGGTCGCCAGGCGGTTGCGCTTGGCGCGGATGTCGCGCAGGCGCATCAGCTCATAGACCTGGAGCTTCTCTTCCATCGTGAGCTTGCTGAGGTCCAGCTTGCTCAGGTCTATGTCGTCGATCTTCATTCGCTGCCGCCTCGGTTGCGGCCTTCGTTGGAGTAGTCGCCCCCGCCACCGCCGCTATCGCCGCTTGGGGCTGGATGGTTGTTGCCTTCATGCGAATACTCGCCCTTATTCGGGCTGACGCCGACACCCCATCCAACTGCACCGCCGTTGCGATCCACGACGCCTTTCCAGGCTCCGCCGACCACGGTGCCGGTATGGTCCATCACGTCTCCGTTGGGCAGGCCGATCAGGCCGTTGCCCAGGTTGACCGCACCGGCTAGTCGACCAGTCGTGGCTGTGGCCCGCTCAGCTCGCGGTTGGCCCTGCGGCCCAAGCGGCATGAGGCCCGCGCTACGCATCTCGCTGAGGAATGCGTTCTGCCGGTTGTAGGGGCCAGTCATCGCTCCGCCAATCAGGCCAGCGACCATGCTGCCCGGCATGAGCGCCCCATACGGTCCTTGGCCATAAGCCTGGAGGTCCTGGCCGAACTGGTAGTAGCTTGGCTTCTCCAGCACACCCGAGCCTTCGGGCAGGCCCGTGGTCGGCGAGATGGGGCGGACGTTAAATCCCTTGTAGTCGCTCATTTCATCGCCTTGGCAAACAGCATCTCAAGCCGGGAGTCGAGCTGCTCGTTGGTTAAATCCAAGTGGCCGGAGACCTTCACCTCGACGGCTTTCAGCTTGGGCTGGGTGTACTGCAACATCTCATTGAGCATGCGCAGTTTGGTGTCTGGGTCCAAGGCGTCACGCATGATCGGCTTCTTGGTTTTCGGGTCGACCCTCGGCGCGCCGTTGTTGTCGAGGACCGGCACCTGCTTTTTCAGGATGTTGATGATCTCCACAGCGGGGTCGTAGCCCTCGTCGATCAAGGCGGCGGCCACGGCCTTCAGGTTGATCTTTAGCTCGCCGCCCTTCTTGGTGCTGCTCGATTTGCTGGACGCGTGCGCCCGGCTAGGCTTGGCGGCGGTGGGCACTTCCAGGTCGTCCATCGTCGCCAGCTTGGGCGGCGCTCCGGCCAGATCGGCATGGCGGGCGTTGGCTCGGCTTGCTTTCTTCACTGGTCAGTCCTTCATGTGCTTGCGCACCAGGCCATTGCGCTTGCTGATCGCGGCGGCTTTGGCCTTGGCGTCTGCCTTGGATGAAGCGCCCCAGGCATTCAGGCTCAGCAGCAGCCTGGTGGGCTCGCCGTTCTTGCGTTCAGGCCCTGGCATGTTGCCCATGCGCGCCAGGAAGCTGGCACGGCGCGGGTTGTCGCCTGACTTGACCGGGGCCTTCAGGTTCATGCCCTCAGCCTTGGCGCTGGCGCGGCC